AAAGAATTCCCTATAATCCAGTCCACCCAGCGGGATCGAAACTTGCTCCCAGCCATTCTCGGAATCGAGGGCTTCGTAAAAGTCTGACTTCAGGGTTCCGTCATCGAACCAATCGGCCTCCTCGTGTTCCAAGGCCTCCAGGGCGCGACCACCTGCGATCTTACGACCACGCTTCAGATCGAACGCATCCGACTTATTACATCTGGAAATCCCCCTGGCGGTGCCGGCCGGAGCCTTTATCTCACACACAATCGCATTATCCCTTTTGAAAAATCGATACCTTTTCATCATACCCCCCTAATTTATAATATTTCCGTCATTGTCAATAAAATAACCGCACTCCGGACATCTCGTAACGCTGGTGGAGTAAATCTCAAATACGTGCCCACAATTCGGGCAATCAAATTCACGGAGCCGGGTCTCGTCAGATCTCCGGTTGGCATAGCAGAAATCACGCCGGTTGGCTTCGAATATGTCAACGAGATCCATTACCATTAAGCGCCACCAGCCAGATCGGGAGATTCGTAAATATTGCCGATTATTTTTCCGCAAAACCCATATAGGCCTATGGTTGATGTCGTTGTGCGGTACTGGAACCGGGCTCGCTGCGTGTCATATTCGACAACTCCAACGAGAGAGCCCTGCCCCTCGGAGACGATATCACCATCGTAAATTTCCGTACCATTCCTGTCCTTTAGGCCGGTGTATTGGCGAAAATGGATCTTATCGTCAAGCCCGATATGATTTACATAAGCCCAGTGAGCAACCGCCCCGGCGTTCATGGCGGTTATATCAAAATCCCTGTGGAAAACATGACCGTTCCCGCGAACAACCGTATATCTGAACTTAATCTCACGCACGATACCCTCCATCCCACCACGATTTTTCCGGAACGGTGAAGTCTTTCTGGTGTCCGCATTCCGGGCATGTGTGGCGATACGTGCCAGGCTCAAGCCACTGATTGGTTGGCGGATTGTGCTCTTCATGCCAGCATTTCTCGGGAGCGTCTTTTAACTTTTCGAGTGTCATTTTGATCTCGCTCGGTTCGGGTTAAGGGGGAGATTGGCAATTTCGAGCATACGGTCACGGCGGCCATCGGGGGTAATCGTAGGCCAGAGACCAAGTAGGCCCCAGTACTCAGACCCATAGCTATCGCATCTCACGCTACGCCACAAAATCTGACAGCCCCCACAGCACCCGTCGGCCTCGCAAAGATAGCAGGATGAGTCGGGGTGGTTCCCCTTGCGACGACAACCATGGAGACCCAACGGCACGGCAATCCCGAGGAAGCGAAAAAACGCGCGCTTTGCGTCGATAAGAACGTCCTCGTCCGCAGCGCTCTCTGCCATCCACCGCCACTGCTCACGAAACGCATCGACCTTATCACTGTTTGTCATTTCTCTTAATGGCTTCATAAATCCCCCTTTTAAATTAATATAACACACGGAACTGAAATGTCAAGGCTTGGCGGCCATCTGGGCATCAAGATATTGCTTGATCGCGTCTTCCATCATCACGATCAGCTCGTTGTCGGCACGGAATCCGGACCACTGTATCCCATTCTCGGTTGTCAGAAGCGACAAGCCATACCCGTCCTGCTCAATTTTCACCTTCTTGTCGCCACGCTCCACAATCGCATGTACCATTCTGTCCATTATAGCCTCCTGCGGTACGATTTTGCCATCATTGTAGCCGAAATCGCCTATTTGTGACGGTAAATACCAGCTTAACCAATTTGTCAAGGCGTACATTTTAATCAACCGTTCAGAAATTATGTACGTGCAAATAACTGTACGCATTTGTAAAAGTATTTGTACGGAATCAGACAAAGTGCCGACACATGCCAACAAGTGTCGGTATTATTGTCAATCTGGACACTTAGGCCGATACCAGCCATTAGAAGATCTGTTAAGCAGGCCTTTGGCGAACAGGGAAGCGCAGGTCTCGACCGCCCACGAGCCGCATCCATACTCTGTCCCTCCAGCGCCAAACCCAATCACTTCAGCCGTGCGGTAAATGAGCAGCGTTGAGCGCAGAAAGCTCATAACTTTTTCTTCGTTTGGCGTTAGGTCCATAGCATCCCCTCGTAGATTGGCTCATACACCCCCTGGGTTCCCTCTATTTTGAAAGTAAGGCGCTGGCCGGTTTTTAAGTCAATGCGGTCAAGGCTGATTCCGAGCAATCCCATCACCCCAAATGGAATCGGGCCGTCAAGAACACCACCGGTTCCCCTTGTGTCTTTCAGGCATCGCCAGCACCAGACCATTCCTTGATATTCCGACCACTCGACATGCCTATTCCCGCAGATATCGCAGTAGACTTCATATGCCGCTGGGGGTTGAACATAAACCCATTCGCGCCTTTCCATAATACCCCCCCCTACGCAGCCATCATTTCAACCGGACCCCTGACATCTGCGTACAAATACGCAATCCCGGAGCCGACACTAATCAGCATGCCATCAAATCGAACCACCTGCTCCCGGGCCAGGCCACCAACTTCAGCGATCAATTCCGAGTTGTCCGGTTTCGAGTTGTGGCAATCTTTTACCCTTAATACGATTTTTCTCATTTGGTCCCCTCGGTCGTCGGGCTATATTCAGGAACGCGTTGAGCAGGGTGGAGACGATCCATTGTAACGGCACCGCCAGCAGCCTGATAGCAGCTCTGCGTGTCGATATGGTGGCTTATCCGGGCGTCAATATAATCCTTGGGCCACAGGACATCAGATTCCCGCTGAGTGTGCTCAATAGCCTCTGCAGTTGTGAAAACGTGTGCCTTGCGAATATCGCAGGTGTACCCCTTGGCGTCCTTAGCCCACCAGTACATCGAATTTCCGACGTATTGGCGACTGTCTTGCATGTAATATAATTTGTCGAGCATCACATCCCCCTTTTGAGTTTACCACAACGTAATTCGCGAATAGCGAATGTCAAGGGCTTTCATTGGGATCTGAACGGATTTTATCCAGGACTTTTTTAGACCACCGCCAGTTGAGTTTGATGAGGTCTGGGATAAGGGTCCACAGGGCGCACACGACAAGAGCGGACAGGAACGTAAACGATACCCCACAGAGCCATTGGTGGAAGAATCCAGATCCGCCCAGCCGCACAAATGCCCAGACCCAAAACGATCCGAGCCAATACGGAATGAAAACCACCCCACCGATTTCTGCCAATTTTAATGTGATAAAAACGAAAATTCTCACGGTTCCCCCTTTTTGGTTTATAAACGAACATAATGCCTTAATCCTGGCATTCACCCCACCGGCCCCCATCAACCCGCATTTCAACCTTCAGATTTTCAGGGTCCATGGCCTCCTCGACAAGCTGATCAGCCGTTTTGCCGGATATAATCTCGCTTGAGGCGCGCGCGACCCACAGTTTGAATTTGCCGCTTGCCACGAGACGGTCAAGGGCAGCTCGCTTATTACGGTGTTGCTCACGGTGATTCCGACTCTCGCCAACAGCCCCAGACGCCTTGTGGATGATGCGAACCCCGGAGTCAGTCTTGTTCTGGTGCTGGCCGCCCTTGCCGCCGGATCTGAAAGTCTGGACGGTGAAGTCCTTTTTATGAATTGTGAATAATTTTTCTCTCATGTGGATACCTTAAGACAGTGGCCGGGAAATGTCAAGTGGGAATCAGAATTTACGGAAAAGAATTTCTCTGCGGCGTTTGCGCTCCTCCCTAAGATAGTCTCGGAATTCCACATACGCAGGGCAGACCACTCTCAGATCGTGCTCTTGGTTGCAATATTTGCAGAGGCCTGTGTGCTCGTCCTGGGGAGCTGGGCCTATCGCGCGAATCGCATACCCTGTTGCGATAGCGTATCTGTAACCAAGGTGCCCATCCCGGGCCAGTTTTAAGAATTCTGATTTTATCTCGCGCAGCGTTTCCACTATCCGGTCGTGCGACATTTCGCCAATTGTCGATTCGTTCATGGCGATCTCCCCCCTTTTTTGGGTTGCTATTTTAAATCCTCGCTGAACAATTCATTCGGCCGCAGGGTTTTATCTCCAACCTGACCGGCCCTCAGTGCTATCATCATCGCAGGCTTACGCATCACATATCGCGCGCAATCCGTGACAAACCCCTGGTCTTCGCCATGGGGGAACGGGGGTGGGCACACGCCATCCCGGATCATTTTAAGCCCGATTGCGGCGTGATTGGCACCCTCGTAGATATTTCCATTGTGCCGGATTGCAGCACATTTTATTTTCATGGCGGTCTCCTATTTCTTAGGGTTTGGGTTGAAGAATCCAGCCGGCGTATCGGCCTTTTTCCGTTTTGCAGGCTTCTTTTCAGGAACGGACTTGACCGCCAGATTTTTACGGTAGGGGTCGGTCAGAAACCTGCTGACTGATTTGTGTTTCTTGTGAGCCAATTCCTTGATTACGGGAAATAGCTCGTCCGGTATCCAGATTGTCGTTCTCATAAGATCCTCCGTAGCGACATAAGGTATGATGTTGATTACGGTCCAATTCATAAAACAAGTGAATACGGTATGATGTTGCCATAAGACAATATAATACAGGGGGAGGGGGTGTCAAGGGGAAAAATGGGGAAATTTGTTATGGCGTTTGCAAACAACACAACAGCGGGGTAAGTGGGCGGAATTCTTGGTGAAAAAACTGGGAAATTTATAATAATATCACCATGCAGTATATATACTTGCATGGTAGATATTATTAAACACGGGGAGGGTTGAGACAAGGGACTGATATTTATGGTGAAAAATACCTAAAATTTTTCATGTGAGAATCGATATATACTGTAGAGACACCCCCCTCTTGACTTGGCACCCCCTCTTTGCCTTCGATAGATATGGCTTATGTGCGTGTAATCATTGGTGATACACACACAGCGAGCCAGCTCCAGACCAGTGAGTCCGGGCAAGGCAGCGCTCCACACACGCAGCGTACACAAGAGGGAATGATGTAACGTCTGATAATAATGTAATACGTAAACTTTATTGATTGCGAATAGGTAGGGATAACGGGGAGTTATGGACTTGTGTACTATTATCAATACCAGCCAGTGGACAATAGGCTGTATCTTGTGGCTTTATGCCTTATCGGCAGGCGGATCGGCAGCATTAGGGCTTGAGTCTGGTGTGTCAAACTGCTCACTGGATGCGCCTTTGTATGAGATCCTACTGAATGTGATAGTCTCTTCAGTCTTGACCTCATCCTTGGCTTTTGTTGAATGATCATAGTTAGTTTGGGCCACCAGGCCTGACATCTTCGACTCGTAGTCACCAATTAAGGCACCCTCAATCAAATCATCCTCGCATTGCAGCCTGGCGCGCGTGATTACGTCCATAAACCTTTCGTCTTTTTCCTTATAATTCAGGAGACTTGTCCGTGATTTGAACCCTATTGCGAGGCATAAGCCACTCATTAATTTGGGGATTCGGCGCTTGACTGTGACCTCATTACCTGCCTTTGTGATCTTTGTGACCGTCTTGCCCTTGTCACACTTCTTGAAGTAAGCATCTATCTTGGCTTGCATCAGTTCCGGGCCTGTTTCGTCATTATAGATAGGAGGTCTTCCACCTTGTGACTTGCCATGCTTTGCAGGATCGAATAATTCTGTCTGCTTGCCACACTTCGGACATATATCTATTCCATACTTATTCAGCATCCGATGCTCTTTTACCGTGCAGTATGTTATTTCACTCATGTTAGCTCGCTCCTGATATTTGATAGAATTCCTTCAGCTCTTGCCAGTCTTGACTTGATCTTGCCATTTTTGGCTGTTTGCACCCTCTTTGCATATAAATGGCTTGATAGGATGCCAATTAAGGTGCCTAATATTAAACAAGCTATGGATAGCATGGGCCTTTTTCACTTGTATTGGATACGTCTTTTGATTGAATGTTTCGATATTACCATTGCGTTTCTTGACCTGGTTGAATATGGGAAAAGGAATGGACTCAATACAATCTTTTCGTCGTCCTCGTCAATTAATAGACCTGTCAACCAGGCACCAGCCAATGTATGATTGTCTTCAATATTGGTTTCCTCGTTATGGCAAGTCCAGTCGTCGGCATAGATGCACACTAACGGGAATGGCTTGATATACTTGGGTTTAGCCATGTTTAGATCCTTTTTTAATTGAGGTAATATTATACCACTTACACAAGATAAAATCAACCCCTACAGGGACCGGTTAAAATAAATTCATTTATTTGTAAAAAAAGGCTTGACAAGTGGTATTTAATGATTTAATTATGAGATAACAATAACAATCAAACAGGAGGCGTAACCATGTTAGAGACTATTTTATATACCAGCTTTTATTTCGTTTGTGGTTTTATCACTTGGTGTGCGGTTCTTGGTGAGAACGACCCAGCCGACGACCTGCCTGGTGAAACTTACACCTTTGCAATTATGATGGGCTTAACTGGTCCTTTTGGCCTGGTAGCAACCGCTATCTGTACTCATTTTTTCAGATATGGCTTCAGGGTTTGGCGTTAACAATAACGGATAGCAAGGGGGGCACTATGAATAATCTTTACCGCATCATTGACAACCTTACATTGGCAGGTCTGGGCGCTGTTGTTCTGGCAGTTGTTGGCATTGTTTTTATATTATACACTATTTTCTTATAGTGAAGCGAGGCAACATGAATATAAATGAATTCAAGACCAAGCTACAACATAAACGCCTTGCAATCATTTCGGCTGAAAAGTCAGACTTGCCGGCGCTCCTGAATATGACCAGGACTGACAAATTACAGGTCAGGTTGCTATTCACGGATCATATCAGGTGCTTAGGTGTTTATGGCGGATCAAAAGAGGTCTCATTTATTATCTTTGGCATTGAAATGGGAAAGGCAATCGCAATTGCAAGGCACTATGATCAAGAATCAATCCTGACAAACGAGGCGCTTATATTTATCGATGATAGCGTCCAGCCGATCCCGGCAGACCTTGAGAACATCAATTTTGATAACAGCCTGACAGATAACTACACTGAGGTCACAATAAATGGGGAGTCTGTTAGATTCTCAATACCACTAAAGGAGGTTTAGGCATGGATTTCATTGATAAAATCATAGCATATGAGTCCGGCGAAATGGATGAAAACGAGGTCGTGGAAATGTTTCAGGGCCTCATTAACAATGGCCTGGCCTGGACGCTTCAGGGCCACTATGGTCGAACCGCAATGGGCCTGATTGAGGCGGGGCTTTGCACTGGTTGAATCTTGAAGGTGAGGCAGGATAACTCCTGCCGATCCTTGAACGTTTAACCTAAACAGGAGGCTACAACATGAAAGTACGCAATATGGAAAGCGCAAGGGGTAACATGGTTCCGAACCAGTTTATTATTGAGGGTGTTGACGAACAGGACAACTGGTGCGAGTATTTCCAGAGCTACAAAAGTGTCATTGCAAAAAAGGCGCACCATAAAGACACTGGGGAACTGCAAGTCTATCTGGACGTTAACAAGTGGGACTACAGCGTCATAACCGGCAAGTACCGCAACGAGTTCTTGGGCGAAAAGAAATCCAGAACCGAAAAGAAAATAGCATCGGGCGAATACGTGCTCGTTGATTTAAACTAAGGTAACGCCATGATACCCGGACGCGCATGGATTAAAAACGGCTATAAGCCCATTATGTCTGCCAGGCTTATCAAAAGGGGCAAAGACAAGGGCAGGTTTGAGGTAACATATCAGAAATACAAGGAAAAAAAGGCTATCGTGCTGGCAAAAGATATTAAAACGTATCCGCAGGAGGATTAAAAATGGAACGCAAAGAATTTCACAAGTCCGGTAAAAAGATGGACTATTCGGATCTTGACAAGCGCTTTGACAGTTATTTTGAGTCTCGTGAGCGCGTCGAGGTCGAATGGAAAGAGGGCTTCGGAGACGACACCGGATACGGATGCAAAACGGACGGGAAAAAGGCGCGCTTTTATGTTGGCAAGTCAACCGGATGGAGACCTGTATACCTTCAGATATATTCAAAAAGATCATTCGGCGGTCAGTCCATCTTGTCTTGTGCGGTTAAATCAATCAGGGGTTTGGGCATTTATAAATACTAAACGGAGGTATCAAAATGGATCAAGTTATTTTAAGGGGTTATATCGGCAAGCGCACTGTTTTGGCAAGCGATGTTTCGAGTCTCACGCCGGAACAGGTGGGTTTGGAAGTCAACAAGCTGCGCGACCAGGGCATTGAAACCAGCCTGAAACACCAGAAGGGGCACACGCTCAACTTCCTACCGCCTGAAAATTACTTGCCTATGGTGATTGTGGGTCGGGAATGTTAAGGGCCTGTATCAAGGTTGTGAGTGTTCTAATGATGTTTTTTATCTTGTGGTGTTGTGCAGCTCATATTTGGCGCTGTATAACAGCATACTAACCGCCATAATTGGCATGGAGGGAACGAGCATGTCTAAAATATACAAGGTTTGGATCGAAGTTGAAGAAATTGACGAGGCCGAAGACCATTATGAGACGCTGGGAACGCCGCTGGGTGGCGAAGAGTTCGATACCGAAGCGGATGCCTGGGCACACGCTGGGGCAATATCGTGCAATGGCAACTGCCTGAAGTTGATTGAAGCCGTTGAAGCTATCCTCAACTCAGAGGACAACGCCGGATGCTCAGACGATTTGACAGTTGTGTCTTTTTCTGCAATCGAAGAGGCGCGAGACGCAATTAAAAAACTAACCGCCTAACCGCAACCCGCTACAAAAAAAATGCCACCTGGACCGCATAACCCAGGTGGCATTTCTACTTTTCCAGATCTGTAGGATTCCCTTTTACGAGTGCATGTTTTTCCTCCCTGCCATTTAGGGTTAAAAGAATAATACTTGCCTATCACAACAAATGTTCTACAAGAATATAATAATACACACTTCAGGGATTGTCAACCGTCAGGTAATTTAAGATCACATCCCGCGCCTCGTGCCAGCCCTTGCAGACCTCGACACGGTTTCCCTCGTCCCTCAACAGCTTGTGCCAGACGAGCTGTATCTTGTCAGTCCTGCCACCCTTGGTGCGCTTCATTTCTATATATAGGCAGTGGTATCCCTGCCTTGCCACTGGGAGCTGAACGTCTGGATACCCTACCTTCATCCCAGCCTTTTTAGCCTTGACCGCCTGACCGATTGTCAACCGAACGCCATTCAAGGACCCGTTTAACAGCCACAACTCCCTATGAACCTTTATATTTTCCGCTGCCCACAGGAATAGTCGGGCCTGTTCCCAGGCTTCAGTTGGAATTATCTTTTGCATATTGCTCCATTTGATCAGCCCAGTCTCCCTGGAGGTCAGGCAAGTCCACGAAAACATTGTATTTTTTGCGGTGTAGCCTGTTCGCCAAGACATAAGCGGACTTCTGACCGGTAAAATTATTATCGTTATCACCGAAAATGAATATTTCTTTTATGCCTTCCGGGGGCTTAAACGATTCCATCAGGGTTGAATTGACCAGGGACCACGTTGGGATCTTGTGTATCCGGGCACAAGCCAGGGCCGTTTCGATCCCCTCCGCTACCCCAATTCTGCCTTTCTTGGCTGGTAATAATCTGATTGCAGCACCCGACAGCTCCCTACCGGATGGCATTAGTTTCCGACAGCTCCCTATCGCAGCCTTTGTCCCGCCTGGAGTGAGATATGTCCGATGAATCGACACCGGCTTGCCGTCAACTCCGATCACCAGCGCCACCATTGCCGGCATCTCTGTCTTGGTTTCAGACTCGTAGCACTTGGCACAGTACCTCAAAGATCCCGCCATACTCGCAAGTTTTCCAGCGCTGACAGTCAGGCCCCTTGATTTTAGATAGCTCCCTACCGGATCGTCAGGGGTTATTGCAATAGATGACCGCCAGACTTTATTAAGATTCGCCTTTACGCTCGAAGATTTCTTCTTAATCACCGTATCAATCCCGACATTTCCGAGCTCGTCAGCTATTTTCTTCAGGGCCTCTTTAAATTCAATGCCGAGGAATTTACTAACGAGGCTAATCGAATCGCCTGCCCCACACTGATTACAGATATACCCCGAGCCGTCGGTATCGAGCCTAAATCGATCATCTCCGCCACAGAGTGGGCATGGTCCATGCTTACCATCAGTCCTGACGTTTACCCCGAGCGAGTTAAGGGTCCCTATCCATCGGCCGTTGGCCTGCTGTTTTAAATCATCAACGTCAATCATCCACATCTCCCAGTATTTTGTCTATTCGCTTACACGCTCCCTCTTCTCCGTAGTCGTCAGAATAAAGCCATTCAATAATATGAGCCAGCTTACCGGCAGACACGATTATCTTATGAGCTACCCGTAGCCGCACAAGCGTCTCTTCGCTGTAATCCCAATCCTTGTTCTCTTCTATTTCAGCCAAAAGGTCGTCAGCGAACTGAGAAATTCTGAAACAACCGTGGTCAAAGTGACCCCCAGACATTACCCCCTCCCCTTGACATCGCCGCAGACAGTGCATCTGAACTTAACAGGCTCATCATTCGTACCCTTCGTGTCTTCCCGGGTCGCGTTGTGAACCCGCATGTTTTTGCCATACCGTCCGTCTTGGAACTCATGCGCGCATTTACACTTTAGAATTCTGCCCATGTTACCCCCTCTTTTTTGACTTGGCCCACCTGATATTCAGGTAGGTGAGATATTTTTTAAAGTCCTTGTCCGGTTCCATCGGCTGGATCGTGTCCATCCAAAAGGCTGGCGACTCTTTAAACTTTTGTTTGTACTGATTGTACACCCACCCCTTCTTATACCCCTTCTCGACTCGACGGTGCTCTAACATACCGTAAAAGCGCTTCTTATCCTCGTCAGTTGGACCCTTGGGCTTGCCCTTCAGGAGCTTCAGTTCGTCGTCGGTGGTTGCGATCTTTTTGGTATATTCCTTAATTTTGGTTCCGCATTGAGGGCATATCGGGCCAACGAAAATAAAGTGGCACATTTCGCATTCCATGATCTTTCTTTCTTTTTCCCGCGGCTCGACTTTTTTACTGGCTTTGTTTTTGTCATCGAGATCCCAGTCAACCGGTTCATCGAGAAAGCCATGCTCCGTTACGGCGCAAGCGTGATCGATGATAATACAGTTCTCTTTTCCGGGGAATGGTCGCAGCCCGCGGCCGGCCATCTGGATAAATCTTCCGTATGCCTTTGTTGGTCGAGCCAGTATTACGCAGCTCGCCCATGGGAAGTCAGCCCCTTCTGAATATACCCCCACATTAGTCACCACCTGGGTCTTGCCAGATCTGAATCGATCAAGCGTCTCGTGCCGCTGCTCTTGAGGCGTATGGGCATCGACATGCTCAATATCAATCCCGCGTTCGCTAAACTGATCTCTTATGTGCTTGGAATGCTTGACATTTGTGGCAAATATAACCGTCGGTCGGTCGGGGCATATCCTCGCCCAATTGTCGTAAATATCACCCACGAGTTTAGCCTGGTCAACCCTTTCGCCCAATATCGTCTGGTTGTAATCGCCGGCCACCAGTGGTAAATTCTTCAGGTTTGGATAATTGGCCGAGCCATAATAGATAACCGGGACCAGAAAGCCTTGTTTGGTCAGCTCCGCCACAGAGCTACAGGGCACGATGTCCTGATATACAGCCCCGAGGCCCTTGCCGTCTGATCTACAGGGTGTCGCGGTGAGACCCAGGATGACAGCATCGTCTTTATAAAGCTCCAGAACTGCACGGCGGGTCTTGGCAATAGAAGCGTGGGCCTCGTCATAAATCACAAGGTCAGCCTCGCAAAACCAATCCTCTTGGCCCAGCTCTTTTAATTTAAGGCGGTTAATATAGGTCTGAATCGAGATCACCTGAACCGGCCGGCCGAGCGTCGTCAGCTCTCCGGACATGATAATCCCGACCTCATCCCCAATGCCATATTCCTCGAATCGCTCGATAGCTTGGAATGCCAGCTCTCTCAGGTGTACCAGGAATATCACGCGCTTACCCTTGTCGAGGGCGCTGCTGACAATTTCGGCGGCAATAATCGTTTTCCCGGAGCCCGTGGGTGCGTGGATTATTAATCTCCGCTTACCCTTGGATATAGCATCCCGGGCAGCGGAGATTGTTTTAATCTGGTAGTCTCTTAATTTCATTGGTTATATTTTCCCGGAACCCGATTTTTCGAAATCTCCATGGCCGGCTCTGAAGATGGCACCGAAAAAGCTATGGCTATCGGCGTCTGTCAGGGTTGTCATAACTTTACTGTGAAATTTTAAGGACTCTTCCCTCGTTTCTATCGTAAGGATCACCTGATAGGGCTTAAACGTGCTGTCGTTGGCAACTTCCTTCACTTCGTATAACATTTCACACCCCCCTGTTAAGGTGTTTAAGGGAATTCGGGTTCTCGACCTCAAAACCCATACTTGCCAGTAAATCAATGTCCCTTTGTTCCTGCAGCGTTCCGTAAAGCGACAGACAGTGAGCGTAATAGATTTTCATGATTTCCCCCCTTAGTGATATTATTATTATTATTAATAATTATTATATATTAATTAATTATTGTGGCAAGTGATTTTAATAAATATGTTCTATGCTCTATGTTCTATGGTTTCGATAACCCTTTAGGTAACCCTTTCGAAAGAGTTATGGAAAGCCTTTCGAAAGGGTTCCGTATACCCTTTACAAATGCCCCTAAGTACCTCTACTAACTCATCTTTTAATTTACACTCAGGAAGAGAGTCATAGGCCTTACCCATGTTTTTTAAGACATTTGGATTCTCTGGTTTATTGTACTTTATGAAGTTTGGAGCCATTAAAATGCGAGCCCTTCGATCTACCTTTAGCAAACCCTTTCGAAAGAGTTCCCGAAACCCTTTCGAAAGGTCTTTCATCCGTTCCTCGTCATCCGGCTCCAGCTCTGAGGATAGGCCCTCAACGGTGGCCCTGATAATCCCCAGCGATGTCATGTTGGGGTGCGTCAGGACCATTAAGAATATTAATTTGGAATCGGGTGATAACGACATAAATTTCTTGTCATTCCAAATTCTTACGTCTATTTTTCTGTAATGCGACACTATAGTACCTTTCCATCGAGTATTTTCTTGTTCTCAAAAGAAAAGTAGCCATCAGCGTCCCACTCCACAACTCCGAACCCATGATTCCACCGGTTGGATGGTGCATATTCAGGGTTGAGATCGCACAGACAACCCATTACCCACGAGCCGTCAACCTTGAGATCCATTTTGCGGACAATATATTCCTGGGTGGAGTGGTGGTGTGAGTTGACCTGCGTGACAGGATTTTTGTCATAGTGTAATTTGGCAAAGTTAACAGCTCCGCCGGATATCCTAACCTCATCGCCGTGCAGAATAAACAACTTGCCAATTGAAAATGGTTTCAGCCCGGACCTGAGAAGGTCCCTGTTACTTACCCATTTAAACCCGTAGCTTTCGAGCTCAAATATTTCCGGAATAGTGAGCGCCTTTAGTCCCGCCAGTTTCCGCGACTCGCCCTGTAAGAGTCTTCTTAGCCGGTCTTCGTGGTTGCCGAGCATCCAAACCTTTTCCGTGTCCGGGAAATAACTGCTGAGCTTCGCAATCATTGGCTTTGTGATTTCGACCTCCTTGGCAAAGATGGGTCTCATCGGATCAGACTTCCAGTATGATATCCAATAACAGTCAACGCCATCGCCAGTCAAGACAAGGGTGTCTATCCCTATCTTTACCAGATAATCAACAGCGCAATCGAGGGCCGCCTGGTCATGATATGGAAAGTGAATGTCCGGTAGCAAGCCGGCCCTTTTTGTTTTGCCGCTCTTGGGTGGGTTCAGCTCATAATGGTAAATTGAGCGGCTGTTTTTAAACAGCCAGGTGTAATTCCTTGCCATCGATTCTGATATGTCGCACTGGTATGCCAGCTCTCTTCTTCCAATTTGAGGGCTCTTGTTTAGAATAGCAGTTATGTCCTTGGGAATACTTGAGATTACCTTCATACAAGCCTCCTATTTATGGATTAATTATAATCTTATGTCTGTAACCTTAGTTTTAGCTTTAAAACGGCCAGGGTTGAGTTTCTGACGTAATAAGACGAATTCCACTTTCTCGGAACGAGGATTCCAATGCCGCCCTCAGCGGCCCATTTTTCGATATTTAAATCGCAGTCGTCAATGAGAACCCTGTCCCGGCCGGCAATGTAATCTTTTGCGGGAGAAATTATATACCTCCCGTCCGCGAATAGCCCGGGCATGTTTTTCTTTATCCATGCCTGCTTTCCAGATGCTCCGGTCGTGGCTGGGGATGTTAAAATGCAGGGTTTAAGTGGCTTGAATAGCTCGTAGATTTCTCTTCCGTCGGGCAGCCACTCAAGATTCTCCCAGAATTCATTGGTGATCCCGTCCCAGAACTCGCTCATACCCACGCCAAAAAAATCTGAGATAATTTCAGAGTTGCCCCACTCGCCATCCGGCCAGTCTTTTTCGATTGTCTTGTCGGTGACCCCATACCATTTTGCGGCACCGCCAAGAAAGTCGGCACATACGCCGTCCAGATCTAAGAAATATGTGAGATTGTTTCTCATTATCCCCCCTTTAAAAAAGTTGGAAGATCACTTAATTCTGGCGGTAAAATCTTTCTTTCGATCATCTCCTCGTAATGTACGATTGCCGCCAGGTTAAACACAGCCTGTACTAAATGATCCTCGTCACGGTGCCCCTCGCGGTACTGATTGATATGTCTCAGCGCAGAATCCATGCACCTTGACAGTGGCATCCCTTTTGTCCAGTTCCAGTCGTTGTATTTGATGGCTCCGCGTTCATACAATAGCGCGAGTCGCCTGAGAAGTGTTGGCGGAATCAGATCAAATCTTCCCTTGCCATCCGGAACGTCACGAACCGCGCCAGACCCAAACGACTGCCTTTCTCCGGAATCTTTTAAAACATGATCCATACGAGCCCCCCTTTTTGTCGTTAACCCTCTCCTCCAGAGCCCTTAGATACATCTCCCTTGCCTCGACCTGAAGTGCGAGGATGAGATCGCTGTAATCCACTTGACACCTCCAGCCCTATATGATAAGGTCTTTTGCGTCGGAATATCCGAGAGCCTTCGCAATCTTTTCAGCACCGTGATCTGAGCCGGTATCGAACCAATACCACACCACTGCCCGAGACACTTTTGCAAGTCTTGCGAGTTCGCTCTGGTTCATTCCAAGCCGATCAAGTTCTTTTTTTATTTTCTTCACATTTAATTTCATGCCTACATTATATACCTTCACACACGGCTTGTCAAGTTTGTTCGTAACCGCCCTTGCGATGCGTAAATATTTTTCAAAAAAAATACTTGACATGGGTGGCAGGGGTGTATATATTGGTTGTAACGAAAATAAATCCAATCAGGGGAGGCCAAAATGAAAAAAGGTGACAGGGTAAGGCTTGTGAATTTGGATAACGGTTGCGGGGGTGTGTATCTTACCAACGGGGCCAACAGGATCGGTAATGAGGGCAAAATTTCCAAAGATTTCCCTTGTGTGGGCGGAATGACGAGGGTTGATTTTGACAATGGCGAATGGGCTCATTATTACGAAAACAATCTCGAACTCATACCGACCACGTTCAAAAAGGGTGACTGGGTTCGGGTTGTGGCCGCTGGGAAGCACTATTCCACATACCCTGAAATGGCAACCGCCATGGGGTTGAATAATTACGAGGACTGCCGCGCGCTGCCGCACGGTTCCGAGGGCGTCGTCGCTGACGTAAGGCCCCACGAGGATGATTCCAAAAAAATTCTCGCTGGTATCCGAGTCGGCCCTATCGATTATATTATCGGTGTCGAGGGTATTGAGCTCATACCGATGCTAAAAATCGAGGAGAAGCCGGAATCCAGCATCGTCAAATCTGCCAAGAAATGGACCGACATCGCCATGGGGATTGGAGTTGATGATGGGATGGAAAACTGTGCTCTCTGTCAGGAATTCCGAGGTGGCTTGAGCTGTGGTGACTGTCCGATAGAAAGGGTAACCGGAGACGGCTGTGAGGGTGGGCTGTATCTCGAATGGACCGAACATCAGCGCGAGGCCCACGGGAATTATCACGATTTCCCCAAAAAGGCTCAATGCCCCAAGTGCCGGCGCATCGCCATGGCGTTCGCAACTTGGATTCTGGAGCTTGAGAAGCCTGTTGAGAAGCCGGTTGTCATCGAATTCAAAGAGGGCGACCGTGTGCGGCTCGTGAATCTGCGGACGAGTAGCGGTCTCGGCAGCTTCGATCCGAGCCCGGGCAACACAATCGGTAACGTCGGAACCGTGACGAGTATGATTTCGCTCGGTATGGTGGCGGTTCTCTGGGATAACGGGTCTGAAAATGGCTACTGCCATCACAATCTCGAACCGGCCGGCGAAGAGCCCGAAGAGGAAACTTTCGAGGTGGGCGATACCGTGGAAGACGAGGACGGAGATCTCTACGTCATTTCAGACGTTGGCGATTTTGTCAGTGTTTGCCTGGTCGATCCGCGCGACGGGATCAGTTATGGGGTCACTTATCCGGTCGGGGATATGAGTAGAATTACCCGCGACGAGATAGATCTTAACGACGGCGAATTCAAGGTCGAGGGTCACTGGGAATTCATCGCAGACTGAGGAGGTCAAAATGTGGACCACGGAAAACGAAGTCGATTTTGTCAGCAGGCTCGGAACCGGGGATTTCAACGAGGGCAATCTTCCCCGGTTGCCACGTATCAAGGCCCTGAAGGGATATCTTGATGGCACCAAGCTGCGGAATAAGTGGAAAGACCGGGAATCTGGGTTGGACATTGACAAATTGTTTGTAATCAAATTTGCGAGGGGTCTCTTGAAGACCCTGAAGGGGGCGGGATGCCGGGTATAAATAAAGTCATACTTGTCGGACGGTTAGGACGTGACCCAGAGGTGAAGTTTACCCCGGGTGGCGATGCGGTTTGCAACTTCTCGGTTGCCACATCGGAGACCTGGAAAGACAAAAACACCGGGGAGAAAAAAGAGAAGACGGAGTGGTCCAACATCGTCGCCTGGCGCAGGCTGGGCGAGATCTGCGGCGAGTATCTGTCCAAGGGCAGCCAGGTTTACGTCGAGGGCAAGCTCCAAACCCGATCCTGGGAAAAGGACGGGGTGAAGCGGTATACGACGGAGATTGTGGCAGACAAGATTGAATTCATTGGCGGTCGGGTTAACCGGGATGATTCGAATCAGGGATCGGCACCGGCGCGCGGCGGCCAGGGGCAACCGGCAGATGACGACCAAGATATCCCATTTTGACAAGGAGGCGAAATGACTGATCAAATTGTAAAGTTCAACATCACAGATCCGGCAATCCACAAGATGGTAGACCTCTATATGGATCTCACCGTGGCTGGCGTGGATGACAAGGACGGGTTTTCCCAAGTCCACGACGCTCGGATGGTCGTTAAGAATCACCGGGTGGCCGTCGAGAAGAAGCGCAAGGAGCTGAAATCCGATGCGCTGGCATGGGGTAGAACCGTTGACTCCGAAGCGAAGCGCATCACCGCCCTTCTCGCTCCCATTGAAGAGCACCTTTCCACCGAAGAGGGCAAGGTACAGGCCGAGCTTGACCGGATTAAGGCTGATGAAGACGAGAAGGCTCGTGTCCAGATCCAGGCCCGGGTTGATTCGCTCATGGGTTTCGGTGTCGTGCTACCCTATCAAGAGGTCGCCACGATGACCGATGCCGAGTTCTCGGACAAATATCTTGAATCTGAGGCCTCATTCGAAGCCAATCTGGCCGCCGAGAAAAAGCGTATTGAGGAGAGCGTTGCCGAGGAAAACCGTCTTGAGGGCATCGCCAAGGCGCAGGAGGCCATCGCCAAGAAACAGGCTAAGTCTCAAAAGAAAATCGATGATGCCAATGCCAAGCTCGCGGCCGATCAGAAGATTCTCGATGATGCCAAAAAGGCTGAGGCTGACCGGGTTGCTGAGAACGAAAGGGCTGCGGCCGACCACAAGGCCCACCTGGAAGCCGAAGCTAAGTTTAAAGAGGAGGTTAAGCTCAAGGCTCAACAAGACTACTGGGACAAGGCTGACCGGGAGGCTCAGGACAAGGCCAATGCCGAAGCTGAGGAGAAGCGTCAGAAGGCCCTAAGACCGGACAAAGAGAAGCTGGCCGAGTTCGTTGATGGTCTGGGAACGATGCTTGTCGATGCCATTGATTGCGATGCGGGGCTATCCGAGTCGGAGTCTGAGGGTCTACTTAACGAAATGGTAGCCGAGATCACGGTTATGCGGGAAGCGTTTCATAAAAAAATCGAAGAGTTATAATCGTGTGGGTGGGTGGCGGAATGTGGCAGGTCTGTCACTTGGTAGGCGCGGCAGCATGGAGAAAACCATCAAGGACCGGAAGCGTTGACGCTACGGATGCGCCTGAAAAAATCATGCCAGTTCGAATCTGGCCCCATCCAAAACCAAAAAACCCAGGCGTTGAAGGCGTAACCCGGCAGGCCACCGGGGACCGGATGACTCGGATCGCTGGAGCCAATAGCGTGAGTCGGGGGTGAGCATCCACTGCCCGGACACCCTTACAACGGAGGCAATATGAAAGGAACAAAGCCAGATAGACCGGAAACAACCGATATTGAGAAATTCGAGGACCGATCTGAGATACCGGTGGGGAGCGTTGTCGTAGCGGAAAGCCCGCTTATGGCCGCTATTAAGGGTGGCCTTGACCCGGCCCTGATCGAGAAACTGATGGATCTGCGCGACAGGGAGGCCGCTGCAGACGCGAAGGCTGAATTTGTCCGCGATATGGCGCTATTCAAAAAGAACCCGCCTGAAATCCTCAAGACGGCGCACGTGTCTTACAAAAATGCGGCCGGGAAACTGACTGAGTGGGATCATGCCGAGCTGGGGCTTATCACTGAAGCGATCAACGAGCGGCTTTCCGAGTATAATTTCTTCGCCTATTGGGATATGACACAGCCAGATAAAGACACGGTTAAAACAACGTGCCATTTGTGCCACTCTGGAGGCCACGAGTTGACGATGACAATGGAGGGTCCTCCGGATACGAGCGGAGGGAAAGACGCCCTGAAAGCGGTTGCATCCACGAATACGATCCACCAGCGGCTCACTCTCTTGGCGGTCACCGGTCTCGCGGCAAAGGGGATGGACAAAGAGTCCCCGAGCGAGGGCGACATCGTTACCTTTATCGCCCCGGCCCAGATCACAATCCTGCAGGCCATTATCGATAAGAAAAATATTGACATTGCTGCGGTATTGAGATACGCGGGTGCCGATACGATAGGTAAAATCCTGGCGAGCAAATTCAAGGACGTAAAGGGAAACCTCGACAAGGCCAAGGCTAAACCGGCACCTGGGAGCGCTAAGGGCGAGGCCCTAAAATGATATCTCAAATAGCCGATCTGATGGTGGAATTGAGCAAGGAATCCCAAACCGAAGACCCCGCGAGGGATCTCTACACGGTTCACATGGAAGTGGCAATGGAAATCGGGAAACGGATGAAGGCCATCAGGGAAGCGCAACGCGAGGAGGGTAAGTTGAAATGATGAAACTTGTGATCATGGACATAAATGACAATAAGATTTTAGAGCTATTTGCCGAGGGGGTGTGTGATGGGGTATATTGGTCTTCGTCAACACCGGTACACTTGATGATCGGCTCTGTGTCGCTTACAAAAGACGGCCCCCTCGTGGGTGATGAGGCCATAGAAGAGAATCGTGCCTCAAGGGGGCGGAGGGCTTATGATAATAATTGACAGTTGCGAACAGGGTACTCCGGAGTGGCTTGCTTTTAAGCTCGGCGTTCCCAGCTCTACGGGTTTCAAGCGGATCGTGACCACCAAGGGGGAGCCATCCAAGAGCCGCGCAGGGTATCTGAAGGAGCTCGCCCTTGAGACCGTTACCGGAAAGCGGAAAAAAACATTTGTGTCTGGCGCTATGGCGGAAGGAACTGCCCGCGAGGACGAGTCCAGAGCCCTGTACGAGCTACGTACCGGTTATACGGTTAGACAGGTAGCCGTGGTGTTCCCCGACGAGCAGAGGAAGTGTCTATGTAGCCCCGACGGCCTTGTGTTGAGTGCAGACCAGCCAAGCATGATACAAATCGCTGATCGCGGCCTCGAAGCCAAAAATCCTGAAGAGGATACCCATTACGACGTTCTGATGGCCGGCGTATTGCCAACAACCCATTTTTGCCAGGTCCAGGGCTCGCTTTACGTGACCGGGTTCGACAGTTGGGACTACATCTCGTATCATCCAGACTTGGCTCCACTCATTATCACCGTCAAGCGTGACGAGAAGTTCATTTCAAAACTGGCTTCGGCTCTCGACATTTTCTGCCTTGAGCTGGCCTTAACCGTTAAGAAATTGCGAGGGGGATGAGATGGGTTTTAAGAGGTATATACTGTTTCAATTTTCGCAATATTATCCGTGCGGTGGGCTTGGTGATATATCCGACAGCTTTGATACTATAGAGGATGCTGTTAGATTTGTGGGCTATAACCATGAAGATTTTAGCGAAATTGTTGACAGGGACACATGGGAGACGGTAAGGGAGATTCTATGATTGAAATCAGCACCCAAATCCGAGACGCCTGCCCGATCTGCAAGGGCTCATTCGGCCTGTATTATTTACCATACGGTGACGAGGCTGTCGAGAAGTCCAAGGAATACAAGGTGTTCCAGATCATGCGGAGCCTGTTCTATGGCATCCGGAAGCCGAGATCTGTGAAGCAACTCAATCGATTCTTTGGAAAATGCGCTGTGATTGCCGAGAATAATGACGATCCCAGTTTTAACTCTAAGGAAAAAGTTGCCGAACAAATCAAAATTGCCCTTGAATTTACGAATACAAGTCTTATAATTGTGAAGCCAGACAAGAGTGTCCATATCCCATATCGCTCGATAGCGTTTAAAAATTTGGGGCACATGTCCGCTTGCCGGTTTTTCGAAAGGGCTGACGACGTTTTTGATTTATTTTGCCGCAAACTTAAAATCGATCCGAGCGTTTTAGAACGCGAGGCTCGGGGGAGGGAGTGATGGCTAAAGACAAAAAATATTGTCCTTTAAAGGCTGCCGGATGGGACGAAGGGAAAGAGCCTCCTTTTTGCGATGAAGAACAGTGTGCGTGGTGGCAAACGTATGCCAACGGTACGGTATACGAATACAGCGAATGTGCAATCAAAGGGCTAACTAATTTGGCAGATTTGGCGAACCGATGAAAAATACGATTAGAATATACGCACTTGCCATAAAATATTGGTTTCAGGGTGACGATTGGCCCAAGGCTGTGGAATACGCTACGGCCTTGGTGAAGGGGTGGAAGCGCCCAAAACAGAGCAATTATATCATTGGTAGCGATAAGGGGGAGTGATGGAAGAATATGTGATATCTATGGTGTGTTTTGTACTGGGGTTGGTATATGCTGGCTTGTTGCGGGTGGCGATTACGATTGGTGGCGCAGTCTGGATTCCGTTTGCGGCGATGTCTGTTTTTTTATTGGCTTATCTTATATTCTGTTTACACACCGCTATGCCATGATCCCAGATCCCAAAATTAAGAATTTCAGATCCGAGCCGTATCTGGTATTCATCCGGACTAAGCCATCGCTTTATTCTGGCGAGTACGGCACGAAGAGAGATCCTATCGTGGCGGCTCACCAGGGTTTCGGTCGGAAGGGGACAGCCCTGAAGGCTCCTGACATCTACGCAGTCCCGCTATTGTGGTCTGAACATCAGCAATGGGAGCACCAGAAGGGCGGACGGACATTTTGGGGTGATCAATTCGAGGCCCTGCCGCTGAGATGCCTTGAATTTGTTAACGAGTTTTTAGGGAGGGAGAAATGAAACTTAAAGGTAATAAAACAAGCCTGTTGATAGCCTTGGTGTTGATTGCAATAGGCGTAACCGTGGCATCAATTTTTATGCTTTCCTGTTCAAGGCAAGAGAGTAAACAAATCAATGGGAAGCAGGCTGAAAAGCTCCTTAAGTCCGCTTTCCCAAGAGCTGCTGTTCTGCGGATCAGTTGGGCCGACACGTTCACGCTTATGGGAGATGGGCAGGCCTGGGACATCCTAACTGGAAACCCGATCACTGGCAATGAGCCCGTCACAAATAATTACATTAATGACGAATATGTGTGCGGGGATTACGCGAAGGATTCAATCAGGCTTATTAGAGACCACGTTCCAAACGCCGCTGTATTTTATATCTCCGTGTCGCAACACGCTATGGTCGTGCAAATCGTACAGGGTAGGGGTGGCAATCCGGAGGTTCGTCTGATCGAGCCGCAAAACCCGAACGTCACGATTTATCTTGGGGATTACTCGGACAGGGTGTGTATGATTACTAATATCGAATAGCGAGAGGGGATGTAAGATGGCAAAAGAGAGGATTGACACATATCCAGAAGCAGCGAGGTGTATTGCTCTGTATCTTGGCGAGTTCTGCGACAGATCCCTACGATATCCGGAGATGATAGCAGGTGCAGCGAGAGCGGCGTCCAAGGAGATTGCGATTTTGCGGTGCTCCGATTCAGTCCAGCCAACAGAGCAGGAGCCATGTCCGGTATGCGAACAGAATAAAGAGGATAGGTTTTGTGGCTATTGTGGTCGGGATTTGCGAGGGCCTGGATTTTAACCAAGGGAGGCGTAGCGTGGAACAAGAGCAGGAAGGGATAGAACCTTTAAAATACCAACTGAAACAATGGCGCAAGCTCGTTAGGTACTTGCCGCCGACAGATAGCGACAGGGACGATGTTGACGAAATCGAAAAGTTGATTAAGCAGGGCATCGGTGCCCAGCCAGCAGAGCAAGCGGCGAAATGCGGCCAGTGTGACTGGTTGCTAAAAATGACAGGGGATAAATTTTGCGGTAATTGCGGTCGCCAACTCTGAACCGATTAATTTGACCCCCACCGGCTGGCAAATATCGATACCGCCAAGGCAATGCAAAATCTGTGGTGCCGATCTCTACGAGTTCTGGGATCTTGGCACTGTGAGCCATTATAAATTTAAAGACCCCCTACCGGGGTGCGTATGTGAGGTGGGCGATGACACAGAGGTTGAGAAACTTACAGCTTGAGGCCGAGTCGCTACCCAAAGCGGCTGGCAGGCAGGGCGTGATAACAGCGATCCGGAACAGGCTAAGATTCTGCAACATGCACAAAATGTCTGACCGTGAGATTGAGCTTTTCGTGAATGAAAGCCGGCGAGAGATCGATGGCATCCTCGCCAAAAATAAAAAGGGGGCCGGCAATACCGACCCCCTTGCGAAACCAAATTGGAAGCTACCGGATTAAAAACATCGGCCAGTAAAGTGAGAATTTAAACAGCTCCCACAGCGTGATTTTCTCGTCGTGGGCGCTCGACATAATCCATCCGAAAAATGCCCCAACTCCCATGTAAATAACGATTACAATTAGTGCGATAATTATATATTTCATTTTCTCATCTCCTGTATAGCGGCATCCTTACGCGCAGATCCCCGGCTCGATCCGTGAAAATATGCCATTGCTGCTATGGTTAGGGTTCCGAGGGTAGCCAGCATGGCGTAAATGGATGCCTTGTTGCCCTCTGGGATTTCGATGTTATACAGAGACATCAGCGCCCCGACGAATGCGGTGATCAGTAAGTAGGCCAGTATATCCGGCGTCCTATCCTGGACAGTCATCTGTCGCCTTCTGGCGGAGTCGGCGTCGTCGTAATCGAGCTTCGTGATGTCGAGGTCGAGCTTTTTAATGTCCAGTTTAAATTTGTTTTCGGCGTCCTTTAATTTCAGCAGCGTCTCTGGGCTTGTCCCCTGGAGGGCTATCTCGATTTCCGCCTCTGTTCCATTCGGATTGCCGAGCAGCGCTTCTGATATTGCCCTGACCCCCATGCCGGCGAGCGGCCCACCGAGAACGGTTGCGATTGTCGGTGCTACCGTTTTTACGATTGATTTCCAGTCAAATGCCATGTTACCCCCTTATCCAATAGTTATAAATCCCCTGCCCCCAGGCATAGCAATAGAAAAATGACAGGATTAATATGCCATATTGCTGATGTTCCCAGGTCGTGTAAATCCAGAACGGCTCGCTCAGGAACCCAAAAATGTACCCCCATCTCATCCATTTCTCGCGCCGGCCGACAAACCAGATTGACAGGCACGAGAGGACGAAGATGAAAACTTGTGAGATCGTATCGCCCATGTCACCCCTCGCAGAACATTGGAATAGCCACCGCCACGATTACAATTGCAATCACGGCGATGGCGATACACACACAATCCCTAATGGCGATAATAATGTAGCGTCGTTTCACTGGGTCCAATGCTCACCGCCAAGAGACGAGAAGTCGAATACTGACGGGTCAATGCCCCTTTCCTGGAGAAATGCCTTGATCTTATTGATAGGCACGGCACCGTTCATTCCGGCGATGTCAACCTTCACTCCCCGACAAGCCCTTTCCGGTAGTCCAGCCTTCTCCATATCGTCAATTTTGAGGCAGAATTTGGCATCTTTGTAATCGTAGCTGGCGAATAGCTCTTTTCCGTGATCCCTGAGAACGTCTTTTAAAAGACCGTTTGGAAAGTTTAGATTCTCTCCGTCGATTTTTACACCAGCGTCCGAAGCGCTTGAAAATGAGCGCACAGATGTCATTCCCATATTGTGGAGGGCCACAACTTTACCAGCTTCAGGCCCGCTCATCGCCCACACACCGCTTCCAGAGGTTCCACCCACCCCGATGGTCGCTTCATACCAAAAGTTGCTATTGAGCGCCCATGTGTAGGTTCCCCTGTTAAGGTCTTTAAAAAACATCCCAGCGTATTGGGATTGCATGATGGAATAGTTCAGATTTGACACGATGCCCGTGGTCATAAATTTCTGCATCAGGGCCGGGTTTCCCACAGACACTATCGGGTCACCCTCTTTTACATTATCAGAATCTCCAAGCAAGGCCTTGTGTTCCTGTAGGCTCGTGACTTTAGTGGTCGCCATCAGGGCGCAATCGAAGTCCCAAGAGAGTACCGGCCTGTCGTCCATTGCCAAGACTTGGGCTGGAGAGCCGTAAAGATCTGAATCCCTTGTGTATCTGATATAAGAGTCGGCGGGGTAAATTATCCACATTTTCTCTTTGTTTTCGGATAAGTGAATGGTAAATTGCATTGCCATATCAGCAACGTGGGCATTGGTCAGGACGATTCCCTTGTACTCCCCGACTACATTGTGTTTAGCGCGGCCGCGGAATTGGTAACCGTCGGCTTCCTTTCTGACTTTCATGTTACCCAGAAACACGCCACTTGCCGAGGTCTGCGCCCAAAATTGAGAAAGCTCGACTCGACCCATCTGCACATCATACATCGTGGCTTTGGAGATGTCTCGCTTTTCAACTTTCTCTTTTTCAAGGGAGCTTTTCTTGAGTTCGGACAGCTCTTCCTCAAGCGCCTCGATCCGTCCGTCTTTGGGCTTATACCGTAGTTTTAGATCAAAATATCCGGCCCTTACGAACACCTGCTTACCCTCGGGGACACTCCTTATTAAAAGGATGCCGCGGGGGTCATACCCCACTATGATATTCTGATCAGAGCCCTCGACTCGGACCTCCCAGTCTAATTTTGTGGCGGTATCTGTCCATTCCCTGAAATAAAATAGTTCTATTTCGGAATCCGGAGATGCCTCTTCCCTTGTAATCGAGTACCCAACGGCGTGAAGTTGCTGCAGGATCATTCTTGCCTGAGAGATTGATACGTTTGCGTTTTCGGATACCAACAAGACGTCATCATCGCTCTCATCATCCCATGGCTTGACTTCTTTGGCCTCCGTCCGGGTGACCGCCAGAATATTAACGGGGAATTTGGCATGATCCGGTGCAAGCGCACCAAGTGGGATCTCCGTCCTGAGCTTTCCGGGCAGGTACGCCTCGTTTATAGCCGTCATCGCGTGTTCGTACTTATCAATTTTAGCCTCTTCCCGTTCAGCCTCCAGGGCCTCCTCGATTTTTTCTTTGAGAATTTTCTGGATATCGGCTTCCGTGAGGGACTCTTTTTCTTCGAGGGGCTCGGTGAATGAGATCTTCAGAATGGGAATATAGAAATTAGTCTGGACGGATGCGCGTCTGGCGGCGAGCTTGATGTCGCGTTTTGGGTTTAAGTCTTTAGGGTCTTCCAGCGTTATTCTGATGTAGGCTTGCGTTGGAAAATAATCACCACTGCGCTCTACGGCATTCCGTGGCGGCACATAACCGGGGCATGCCGGTAGCTTATCATTGATTTTACACGGATCAAACGGAGCGAACATGAGCTCTGGGCCTGTCCTGCAATCTTTAGCCTTCGACTCCGGGTACGGATTGGTGGCGATTTTTAATTCGGCTGTTTTCGTATTCACCAATACGGTGTGGTCAGCGGTGCTGAAAATTGTATCAACCCACTCCCCCGGCGGACATCCTGAAAACATTAAAAGCGCTGATGCCATCATTGCCAGTATTGCAAATCGTTTCATGGTGCCCCCCTTTGGGTTGTTGGTTTCGTGCTTTAAAAAACCTCTAAAACGGTAAGGTGGAATCCTTTATAGCTGTCCATTTCATTCATGAACCGTGTAAACGTATCGCCAGAATTAAGAACTGCTCGCTGCCGGCCCAATACACCCCAGTTACGGGCCAGGATTATGCATCCCTTGGTATGCTCGACTTTGTTGCCTGCGTGGAATAGAACGTGATCACGGCCGGGCACATCCTTGACTTCAAAAGTTTCGCTGTATTTGGGAGATACGATCCGGTGGCACCAATATTGCTGGGCTGGGATTGAGGATTTGTTCTGCTCATTTTCGAAATCGGGCGGTTCGAGGGTGACGCAGAAGACTCTCTTTTGAATCTTGAGCGCCCCAAATGTGCCAAATTGGGATTCTTCGAGCCTGACCAATTCTACAACTGGGTATAAATCTTTCATAATCTCCACCTGTGTTTACCTTAACATACACACACTATCCAAAAAGTCAAGGCTATTCTACGATTTTAATTATGCCGCATATCGCCGCCACGCAAGCAGCCGCAATTGTTCGGAATCCCCATACCAGCCACACAATATCCCTTTTCATTGGCACGATAGCGGTAGCCACATCCTTGACCATTTTGTGTGTTTCGATCTGGGCCTCCGCCAGCATCTCGTCTCTCAGTTTGGGACTCTTAATTTTCATGTACGATTCTTTTGAAATTTCCATTTTAATACCTCGATTCAAAGAACGTGCGTGTGTACGGATCGGAATAAAATTTAATCCCCTGGATATGAAACGGGTACTCGTTGCCATATCCCACGATTAGATCATTGCCGATCACATAGCTTCCGTCGAAGTTTACAGCATCTCGCCAAGTCCATGTTGTCCCGTGCAGAAATCCTATTTGATACTTTTCCTGTGCGCCATCAAGAAAGCCCCAACGGATAATAACTGTGTCAGTTTCCCCACATTCAATCGGAGTAGCAACGTAACAAGCGGATGAACCGTCATAAGTTGACCAGTATATCGAATCTGCTATATTATAAAGAGACAACAGGGAGTATGTTTCTGAGTCGGCTACCCATAAGACAGGGTACAGGGTGTTTGTTGCAGTGCTTGCCCTGCTATAGCCGGGTGTCACCTTGCAAACCATCGCCCCCTTACCCGCAAGCAGCGCTTTTGTCGCAGCGTCCATCGTAAAAGTCGTGGCGCCAGCCATTGTCGTTCGGACTGTGCCGTGTTCTACTACAGAAACATCATCTACGGTTCCGGCGAAAGAAGCATCTCCGTAAAACCCCAAAAATCCCGCGTGAACATTGTCCTTCCAAATCTGATAAACATAAGGTGAGCCGCTTGAAGAAACCCTTTTGTATGTTCCACCATCACCAGTATAGACAAAGAAATAGCCAGTATCCCGCACAAGAGTTAATGATGTTCTATAAACCTTGTCTTCGACGCCACCTATATTCTGCAAAAGATAACTCGCAGTCCCCGCGATTTTCTGTGCCTTCCCCGTAAGACTTCCTGCCGTTGCTTGAGGTGCCCAGCCGGTTCCCTCTATCCAGTTATCAAAAGTGACCGGAAACACCTTATCCCCCGCATCCAGAAGTCCTACACCTGTAGTTGTCGCGTTAAAGTAGGTTCCCGCAACATTATCCGGCGAACCCGCAGAAATAAAGTCACCGTCTGTTCTAAGCGATATGAGATAGCAATTACCAATCGTGAGCAGGCCCGTTGCCATTTCTCCCGCGTCGTCTGTAACAACGTCGAAAGTTCCGTCCGTGACAAGCTCCGCACCCTCGTCCACGCCGTCATTGTCGATGTAGGAAGTTGGAAATGCACCGATTTTAAGCTGTGCAGCATCGACTATGATCGATCCCGTAGCACCGGTTTCAATCGTACCAAAAGTTGTGGTCATAGCTGGAAATATTTGAACTGTTAAAGCATCACCATCAATATTACTTGTAACCACCCATAGTCTCCACCAAATACCAACGCTTTCAACACCATAAGCTCCTGAGCCAACTCGTTGATCTAATGCACCAGTTTTTGTATTTAACTGTATTGCTTCCTGTGTTGGACTGGCCCCGTTAGAGGTCTTAAGTTGAAATTCTGGAAACCTTGCTTCGTTATCATCCTTTAAAATATAAAAAGATTGGCAAAAAGTCTCAGCGGTAGTGGAAATAGACAGTGACTGTTCTCGCCTTTCAAAACCACCATTTGAGTCTATTATGGTATATGCAGCATTTATAACTCCATCTATTCCGGTTTCGTTAGCCGTTGCCGCTGCGTCCGGTGTTCCGGTTTCCCAAATAGCCTCATCAAAATTCCTGCTCTGCAAGAGGATATTCGCCGCTGCGCCCCACAATGGAACGCCAGCCGCTTCGAGTGGAGTTGTATTAATTGCGAGAGTCTGCATTACGCCGTCTTCGTCAATATAAGTGACGTTGGTTCCGGTATACGCAGTCGTCGCATCCCCCAGCCCGCCCTTGGAGTCAGATGTCCCGGTGGAGAAATTCAGGTCTATCCGGCTTTGGGGATTGGATTTATTGCCGTAGTGATTACCCGCCAGTACCGGTGAAAGGGTGAGCATGACAATCAGGGCGGTGGCTAACAGTGATCTAAATAATTTCATAGGGTCTCCTATCCGCTACTCAGTGCCCGGGAATATTTGATTTCAATTTTGCTCGCGCCGATATCCTGTTCGTAATCATCGTCACTGGCACCGCCATCTGCGTCTCGGTATAATTTCAAAGTTGCCGTTTCGCCGGCTGCAATCCCAGTTAGTGTGACTGCCGCAGACCAGGCCGTCGCAACCCTGTCGTATTGACTGTGAGTGCCCTCATCGATTTTCGACTCTACCGCGCTACCGTGTGCCTTAGAGAGTAGTTCCCCATCGGCTACAGAGCTACCCTGTAGGAAGAATGAGATGTCCTCTGCTGATGGCCCTGTGGCATTCGTAATCCATAAGATAACTCTATATGTGACCGTACCGCCAGTGAAATCCTTTGGAACCGGCCAGCTACAGTAGACGTCCTCATCGGCTGTCGGGCCAAAATTCCGGACCTCGACGCTATAAGTTGAGGTCAGGGTTGACAAAGCCTCTGGGCCGGATGCACCGTTCAGGCAGGCTCCGATATCGATTATATCGGTGTCTTTTATGGTGGTGAATACCGGGTCAGCGCTGGCCGCTCCGAGCAAAACTTGCCCCGCGGTGCCAACAGTTATGGGAGTGACCGCACTCGTCCCCGATCCCACCATTACAGAGTGATCGGTGATTGTGAGTAGGCCTGTCCCGCCACCAGATACGCCCATAGCAGTGAGAATCCCATCAACGGTTGATCGGCACTGGGTGTCGGTAGCCCCGTATGCAATCAAAGAGAGCATCAGGATTAAAAGTAATAGTTTTCGCATGTTACCCTCCTTAAATCCTTGACTGAATGAAGAATTGGACTGTCCATGTTTTGGAATTGGTGTTGAGCCATGTCAGGTCGATTACCTCGTCGGCCTCGCACGGAACGACCTCTCCAGGCCCCCAGTTCTCGGTGATATCCTGGACACCGTTCATATCTTTTGAGTAAATTTTGGTGTCAAAAGACGAACTCCTGTCGCTGTCCCTGGCGATAACCAAGTCTTCGGATGTCGCTGACGCAGCGTTCAGATGGACTTCGAACCCGCAGAAATTATACGGAAACGGGCTCGTGAAAGCCGTCCGGAATGTGTCGCCCGTGGCGGTGGTCTCCGCCGTAAAACTCGAAAAGATATTAATCGAGTTGGTCGCCACGGCATGGATTCGCTTCAGTCCGTCGTAATTGTCCGTGCCCAAGAGATAAACGCAGTTGTATCTCGCAACCGAAGGCCCCGCGAGGAACCCATGCGCGTCACCCTGCAGGGTAATAATATTCTGCCCGTCCGGGCCGGTATCCCCAGCGTCAACAACGGCCTCAGCGTCCATGGCTTCATAGGTTCGCTTGGCACCTGAATAATAATAAGTTTCAATCGGTCTCATTTTTTACCTCCATTTTTTAAACATTAGTATATCACATTTCGGTGATATTTTCAATGATTTACCTTTTGAGAGCGTCCCTTAAAGTCAGCGGCTTTTTGGGTTCGGGTTCTCTCGGTTGATCGGATACTGGTGCCCTTTTGCGAGCACTCATTATTAATTTGTAAGCCCTTTGCGTGACCCCGTTGCGCTTCTCGGCCAAAACGTCCAGCTTCCTGCGCTTCTCTCTGGGGTGATCTTTTGAGGCGTATACCCGCCTGACCCTCACGTTGAGATTACTCAGGGCTACCCGAAACCGGTTCATCTGTTTTTTAGATCTGAGTTTACCCCTGTTTTTTTCCATTAATTCCCGGGCCTTTTTGAAATTGCCGATCCGCTTATAGGAATTGACTGTGCCGACAAGCTGATCGATCTCTCTCATGGCCTTGTAAAATCTGGTCGTGTATTTCGTATTCCGGCTGCCGCGGGCTTCCTTTATAAACCTGCCCACCATCGGATAATCGTCAATTTTCAGTGACGGGTCGGTCGGGAAATCCACAAATTGATGCGTCACGGTGTCAGTGATCCCGAGAATAAACATCCCAAATGTTGAGAAATATCCCTTGATTATGGCCTCTGCCCGCTTGGGTGGAACGCCCCACTTGCCAGCCAATTGAAGCGTTTTTGATGTCCAGGGTTCCTTGCGCTCCCCGGGGGTGAGTGCTTTCAGTCGCTCGGATTCAATCGGCCGTTTCGTGAAGAACGATTTATTCGCCCACTGTTCAATTATCGGTCGTGCCAACTGGGGGGTCGGGTTGAACGCAAATGTCTCACTGAGCGTGGCATTCACGAAATCGGCGAAGAAGCCAATCTCCTCATCTCCCATGGCGGTTTCGGCTGCAGCCTCGAATAGGGAGCTGAATATGGCTCCGACTTCGAAGGGCTTGGGAATCCGGTATTGCTTTTGGCCGATCCAGAAATGATAATACGTCCACTTATCCCAGTCTTCGAGTTTTTTCCAGCGGTCATCGTCCCTATTGGCGGCCCATAGCAATAACGAAGCGGCCGCGAGGGTAGCACCCTTCAAGGCAAACGATTTCGGATCAGCCTTACCGGCTCGACCTAATTTATAGAGGCCCTGCATTCTGGCATTCATGAAAGGCACCATCTGAATCAAGAATTGCACAGCGCCGGCATCTCCCCTCATTGTAAAATCGAGGATGTCCCGGGCGGTGAATGCCGCTTCAAGATGGGATTTCTGAGCTTTGATATCATTCACATACAGCGATACCCGGGCCGCATTTTCAGAAGCCGAGCCTATTTTCTCCCAGAAATCAAGCAGTTTCTTAGGGGTGTCCAGTATATTATCGAGTACGCCCCGACCCTCTGTTTTAGTGATCCGCTTGATGAATTTCGCCAACGCCTGGGCGTCTTCAGCCTGCACGTAACTCGACCCGAACAGAGCCCCGGAGGCAGCCACTTTCACAAAGTCCTGATCTTCCCTCATGGATTTGACAATCCCACGGGCAGAATCGAGGAACGGTATGAACGATTTCGAAATGATGGCGGAATGGAGCGTATCCCTGAGCATATTAGCAATCCGGAACCCGGGGCCAAATGTCGCACCGTGGGTCAGCCATTGTTTTGAAGTCCGGAACGCTTTCATTATGAGATTGTCGAAATTCTGTTTGTTAATTCCGCTCATGGCGTTGAATAATTCCGGATCATTTACCCTGAAATACACCCGCTCGCCGTCGCGTTGAAATGACAGGATACTCCAGTCGTCCATTTGCCCGAACAGAGTTACCTGAGTTTTGCGTTCTGCGATATCGTATTTACCCGGCCGGCTTGTGGCCCATTCCTCAGCGTCTTCCTTGCTATCAAACAGGCTTGAGGCCTTATCGGCACCCTCTTTTGTGGCGGCGAAGCGGGTCTGCGTCCGACTCCCAAGGATTCTGGTGAGCTCCTTTTTATCGACCTCTTCGATTACATTCGTTCCCAGCGAGTTGGATGAATCCACCGCCTCTGCCCGGGACATATTTCTCATCGATTCGCTCACTAAGTGTGTCCAGTTGGTGACAATGTTCGTCAGCGGGTCGCCCAATTTCTGATCTTTACCCATCAGTCTCCGGATACCGGCGTCAACCGTTCTCCAGCTCTGGCCCGGGGATCTCATGTATTCCTCTCGCGCGTCGGCGTTTTCGAAAATCCGGTAGAAGGGAACGTAAAAATGTTGCTCCCACTGGGCACGTTTCTCAGCGTTGATCAGACCAGCCTTGACCGCCAGGTCAAGAATGCCATTGTTGAACTCATTGAATTCACTGTGTAATTGCTCCCAAGATTTGTTCCCCTTGGGCTGGCCGACATCATTAAAAATCTCGTCCCTACGCTCTTTGGTGAGCCACTGTTCCTTGGTTCTCTCCTCACCTTTTACCGTGACAGTCTCGGTGTCGAGTTGTTCAGCCCTCTTGGCCGCAATCCAATATAACAGATTCTCCCCGTCAGATCCGAGCTTTTTGTACCATTCCAGGAATCCCTTGTGGCGAGTCTTGACGGTCATAGCCTTGCCGTCCCACTCCAGATTACCATGGCGCATAAACGTAGCCATCACGCCCGGTACGCCAGTCTCCAGTCTGTGGAGCATGTAAGCCGTGTCTCCCAGTTCGGTCTTGATCGGGTCGAGGCGGTCGAATATGCGGGTATAACGGTGATTCCAGGTGTCGATTACGCTGTCCATAACCCGGCCGAGCCAATCTTTATCCTTGGCCCCGAACAGATCTTTTCTCCAGCCCTTCGACGGCTCAGGCTTGGTCTCTTTCACGCCGAGCTCTTTTCTAAGCGCCTTGACACCCTCAGTTTTTACCTTTTCGGGGAAGTGTTCTTCCAAAAATGCCTTCTGTTCCGGGGTGAGGATTCGCTTGGTAGCGAACTGTGGCATTCCCTCTCGCATGGCCTTGGATCGCATTTCTGGGGTTATGGGGAGGGAGTGGACGGGTATCCCAATATCCCTTTCGGAATTCAGAGTGTCAACTTCCTTTTCAACCCTCTCGGTTTTCGTTTTCCCGAATTGCTCCACCAAAACCCTATCTCCATTTGGCTTTATCCCAAATACGGAAGGGTTGCCAATATCTGAAATCCCAGCTTCGTATCTAACATATCCCTTATACGGGTCGGTCGGGACTCTTATTTCACCAACCCTCGCCTTCCCCCAAGCCGCCTTATTGAAAAATTTGTTGGCTACGGCGGGGAGAATTTTGTCGTAAAACGATTCCATCCCTTCCTTTCTCGGTAGGGAGGTTCCGATATTTTCGGTTTGCATTCGATCCCAAGCTCTGTCAACAATTTTATTGATCTCGGCATCACTTCGGTCTCTGGTCAGCACCTCGGCAACGAGCCGTTTTAACTGATCTTTATCGGTGACGCGCATCTTTTTTTCTTGTAGCAAGCCCCTAATCCGGGCTTCATTTTCGATGTCAACGCCGCCGGCATCGCCACCCGTTTGCTCGGAAACGAATACCCTCCAGCCGCCATTAGGCTGTTTTTCCCAAGCGATTTCTTCAGATCCCCAGCGGTCGAATTGAACGCTACCCGGCGTCCAGCTCACAGAATCGAAGCCATTTTCAGCGGCGTATCTCACCATTCGCTTCAAGGCTAAAAGAACCCACTTGCCAGTATCTTTTACGAAGGGGGCATCGGGGACAGCTCCGGTTTCGTACCCGGTTCGGCTGGTATCTTCATCAATCCGGCGTTGCGCTTCCGCCAAAACAGAAGCCTTATCCCATTTCAGACCAGATGGGGAAGAAGCCTCTGTGATATTGGTGACAAAAACACCGTTCTCATCTTCGACTTCGAAGTACCCCTTCGCTTCGCTTCCAGATTTTATACGCAACCCTTTCGGTTTCCCGGTCTTAAATCCCTTCTTGCGCCCCTCAGCCCCATAATCAGATTGCAATTCCTCCAAAAATAGCACCTTCTCCCCGTTCGGCCCGGTGCGCTCATTGAATCGGATGTGGGCGAGAATGTTGGGTTCGTCGTAATGGGCTGATCGGTATAATATCCCTTCTTTTGTGTTTAATTCTTTCGCAGACCGTAACGCTTCTTGTTCCGTATCATACAGCCTGCCAGTATCAGACTCGTTCATTGAATCTGTAACCCACCACTGATCACCGGGCTGGTTCGTAGCTGGCTCTACTACAAACTGAGTCGACTCTCTGCCCCGTTGCGGCAGTGTAAGCAATAACTCCTTGTAGGCCTGACCGCCAGGGAGTTGGTATTGGGAGAATTTGGTCTGTATCGCATCCTGCCCTTGGTCAAAATAAACCTCTGTCCCGCTGAGGCTTCTTATGGCGTCTCCGGTTGACTCGTAGCTTCTGATATGATATCCCAGCTCCTCAACATAATCGACCCCGCCATCAGGATTCGGCTTTAGTTTTGTGCCGCTATCGAATTCATAGAAGCCTTCCTCTGTGATTTGGTCATCGACTTCTTTTAAATATGATTTAAAATCAGGGCCTTCCCCGCCCTTCAGCAATTCCTCAACCCTCACATTATTTTTTTGCAGAAATGCGAGAACGTTAGCCTTGGTGAGCGTGTCCTGCCCGCCCAGCCATTCAATCAGCCCGCTCCACTCCAATTCGTCACTTTTGATCAGCCCTTTTTTGGCCCATGATTTGATCGTGTCGGCATAATTCTTGCTTGTGCCCTTATTCGGGAGTTTTTCGCCAATGAAATCGACCATTTGTGATCGCCATCTCTGGGCGGTGGCCTCGTAGCTCGGAGTCGATGTGGCCGGCCGAGTCTTGTCTCTGGCTGCGGCAGCTCCGGATTCCACCGCACGAACAGTCCCTCTGGCGGTCTGCTGGAACAAATTCCAAAACGAGTCCAGAATATCGGAAATTTTCTGCACGATTTTACCAATCGGTGAGCCACGTTTCTTTTCCCTGACTTCCATTTCATGCGTCAGCCACCGAGCCCTGCCCTCTTCGCCGTAAAAACTCTGCGGCTGAATGGCGTTCCAGGATCGGGATTGGCGCTCAACTGCCTCAACTTCAGATTTGCCAAGTAGTCCGGATTGCTCAAGAAAATGGACGTACTCATGACCGAG